GTATTCAGAAGAATATTCAAAAGGCGAATCTAGGTTAATCGAAGAAGTGGAAAACCCAATAGGGAAAATCCCTGCGGTCAATGTCTATAATTTAAGAGGTGCTAAAAGACCTATAGGCATTAGTGACCTTGCTGATGTTGCATTTCTACAACAATCTATCTACAACGACTATTCGGAAAAAGAACAGCTTATCAGATTAGCAAACCACCCTAGCCTAGTAAAAACACCAAATGTTGAAGCTAGTGCAGGTGCAGGGTCTATTATAGAGATACCAGAAGACCTTGAAGCTAATCTAAAGCCTTACATAATACAGCCTAGCGGTCAGAACCTAGATGGAATAATGAAGTGTATACAAAACAAGGTAGATGCCATTGATAGGATTACACACATGGGTTCAGTAAGGGCAACAGGTACACAAATAGCAAGTGGTATTGCTCTACAAACAGAATTTCAGCTACTAAACGCCAGACTATCAGAGAAAGCCGATTATCTTGAGAACGCAGAAGAACAGATTTGGTCTTTGTTTGCTATGTGGCAAGATAAACAGTTTGATGGTTCGATAAACTATCCAGATACCTTTGATATTAGAGATTGGGCAAATGACCTTCAGTTTTTACAAATGGCGAAAGCTAGTGGTATTAAGTCAGAAACATTCAACAAGGAACTAGACAAGCAGATAGCACAGGCAGTTATTGACGATAGCGAAATGATAAAATCTATAAATGAAGAAATAGACGCTACCAGAACAGTTAGAGGGCAGTTCCAAACAACAGAAGTAGAAGGACAGACAGTTGAAGAAGAAACGTAAACGTAGGCTAGTACCCAAAGACAAAAGAACTGGTATTCCTAAAAAATATCTATCTGGTCTTAAAGGTGCGAAAAGAAGTGCTAGAGCAAGTTTATTGAAACAAGTAAGTGCGTTATATAAAGCAGGTGCAAGAATACCACGTTCATTACTTAGAAGAAGGAACAGGACATAATGGCAGTAAGAAGAAGACCCTTATCAGCAAAGACACTAGCAACACTTAGAGCAAAAGCAAAGAAATCAAAATTATTTAATCTAGCAGACTTAAAAGCTAGTTTTCGTAGGGGTCAAGGTGCATTTCTTTCCGCAGGGTCAAGACCAAGAATACCTATGAACGCTTGGGCGATGGCTAGAGTCAACAAGTTAATAAGCAGGGGTCGTTCTGGTACATTTGATAAAGATATTATTAGACGAGCATCAAAAAGAAAAAAGAAATAGATACAAATCCAGGCAAAAAGGTAATAAAATCAAGGACTTAGCATGGCAAAGTATAGAGGAAAAGAAGTAAAGCTAAACAAACCATTTAGATTATCTACAGCCGAATCTAAGCGAAAAAAGTTTGGTGTGTATGTAAAAAACAAATCTACTGGTAAGATAAACAAAGTTACATTTGGTGCTAGGGGAATGTCTATAAAGAAAAGCATACCTGCAAGACAAAAATCATTCTTAGCTAGAATGGGTGGTGTTCTTAAAGAGGTTAAAGGTCAGAAATCTTTATCACCTGCTTTCTGGTCAATCAAAGCTTGGAAAAAAGACTTTCCCCTATAATGTCCAGAATATTAGATAAATTAGCTGACCAACACGAACAGCGTATTATTGATGTGCTTTACAGGCTTGAAGAAGACGTAATAAAAGAAGTAACAAGAGCGACAAAGGGTAAACTTGTTTCACAAAGACTAGCGATACAATTACAACCTGCAATTAGAAACCTTGTGGAAACCACCTTTTTAGACGAAGCAGATACCATAATAAATGAAGAATATAACAAGATTGCAAAAGAGGTCTTGGATACGTTTGGTGAAATGCCTATACCAAAGAAGTTCAAAAGCCTAACAGAAGTAGACCTAACCACATTAAACGCACTCAAAACACAATCTTTTAGTGGCTTTGAAGATATAGCAGAACGATTTATAAAAATTATCAATGACGAGGTATATCAAAGCACAATAGCAGGTAGACCATTTGAAGATATGGTAAATAACATTCGGTCACATATAAATGGAGTTTACAAGCAATCCAACGTTGCAGAAATAAATGAACTGGTAGACTTCATAAACGAAAACAAATTTGATAATGCTAAGAAAGCAGAAATCGAGGAAGCGGTTAGAAAGCTACACACACAATACGCAAGTGACAGGGCAGGGAATAATCTTAGACGTTACGCAAGTCAGATTGCTCACGATTCAGTAATGCAGTTTCACGGACAGTTTACAGTAGCCAAAGCAAAAGATGCAGGGTTGACCCATTTCAGATATACAGGCACACTTGTGAGAGATAGTAGACCTTTCTGTAGGAATATGCTAAATAAGACATTAACCGAAAATGAAATTAGGGATATTTGGAATAATCAAGGGTGGCAAGGCAAGTCCACAGGTGACCCATTCATAGTTCGTGGCGGTTATCGTTGTCGGCACACTTGGATTCCAACTAATCCAGATTGGGATATATAGGAGTTATAAATGGCTGAAGAAAACCAAGTAGAACAGACTACTGAAACAACTGAAGAACAAACACCACAAGTAGAGGAAACATCTAGTGAAGTAATGTTCACAGAAGATGAAATGAATGAAATCGTTAAAAAGCGATTAGGCAAAGAAAGAGGTATTTGGTATAAAAAACTTGGTGTTGAGGACTTTGATACTATTAAACAAGCTGTTAAGTCACAGAAGGATGCAGAAGAAAAGCAACGTATTCAAAAAGGTGAGTTTGAAGAAATACTAAAAACCAGAACGCAAGAGTTCAACAAAGAAAAAGAAAACCTTGAGAGTCAGCTAAGAGATATCAAGATAAATAAATCGTTATTGTCTTCAGCATCAAGGAATAAAGCCATCAATCCAGACCAAGTAGTTGAGTTATTAAAAAACAATATTCAGCTAAATGAAAGTGGTAACGTAGAAATTCTTGATAAGAATGGAATAGCACGTTATAGTAAATCGGGTGAACTTTTGACCACAGACGAATTAGTGCAAGAGTTTCTTACACAGAACCCTCACTTTGTCAGTGCAACCCCTAGCGGTTCTGGCACAGTGTCAAATGTGGATAGGCAAGAACTCAATAAGCCTTTAAATCTGAGTGAATTAAATATGAACAATCCAGAGGACAGAAAGAAGTATGCTGAATATCGAAAGCAACGAAATTCAAAACCCTATGTGATTAACTCAAACCCTTAATTTGTTTTATTTAAAGGAGTAAAAAATGGCAAATGAAACAACCAGTAGCACCATTTCGGAACTCTACACCGAAATCGTAGCCGAAGCATTGTTCGTAGCAAGCGAACAGTCAATCATGCGTAACCTAGTTAGAAACTACACTATTGCAGGTGGCGGTAAGTCTGTTGAAGTACCAATATACGCAACTGTGTCAGCGTCAGCCGTAAACGAAGCAACGGACTTGTCAAACACTGCGGTCAACCCAACTTCTGTTACTATAACAGCTAGTGAAGTAGGTGTAATGACCACATTAACCGACTTAGCAAGAAACTCAGCATCAAGAAATGTTGCAGGGGATATCGGAAGATTATTCGGTGAAGCTATCGCAAGAAAAGTAGATGCAGACTTATCAGCGTTATTCACAGGCTTTTCAACAGAGAAAGCAGGTGGAGCAGGTCAAGAACTTACAGTGCAAGATATTTTTGAAGCAAGTGCAGAGCTTAGAACAGCAAACGCACCTGCACCATATTACGGAGTCTTCCACCCAAAGCAAATATTCAATGTAAAGAAATCTTTGACAAACACATTTGTGGGTAGAGATACCGAACTATCAAACGAAGCTATGCGAACTGGTTTTGTTGGAACTATTGCAGGTGTTCAAATCTTTGAATCTTCAAATATTTCTGTAGATGGTTCAGATGACTCTATCGGTGGTGTATTCTCTCAAGACGCTCTAGCGTTAGCAATGATGCAAGACCTAAAGCTAGAAACACAAAGAGATGCTTCATTAAGAGCAGATGAAATTGTTGCTACTGCCGTTTATGGAGTTAGTGAAATCCATGATAGTTATGGGGTTAAGTTAACTGCCGACACACTAGCTACATAAAAACTATGGGGGTGGGAAACTACCCCCTTTTTTTAAGGGATTATGACAATGGAAATGGTAAAGCTTGTTAAAGGCGATAGAGTTATTGAAAGACGCAAAGTAGATTACGAAAACAATATAAACATTTGGGGTTTACGAGGTTGGAAGCTAGATGATGGCAAGCCAAAAGCACAACCCGCACCCGAACCGAAAGAAGAAAAGCCAAAGAAATCAACAAAAAAGGCTGAATAATGGCTACAAACGAATTCAATGTTGCTGATACTAGTCTTCAGAAAATACAACCAGACATTTTAGGTTTCGGGGTGACAACTTTCGAAGACCAACTTCAATTTGCTGAAAATGACGTTATTAGGCGTGTTAGAGAAGAATGGTGGGAAAGATATAGGCACACAGTACGCTATAAGGACATTACAAAGATTACTTCAGTAGAAATGGATAGTTCTAAACTCACAGACTCACAATGGACACAATCAGTAGTGTATTTGTGTTTATGGAAGTATGTGTATCCTATTCTTACTAAATGGCGTGACCCCGACACAGGCGAAGGTAAAGACGCATTTCAAGTGCAGATTGATTTCTACAGGGATAGATATGAAGAAGAATTTCAAGCTATTCTAAGGGATGGGGTCGAATACGATGAAGATGGTGGCGGTACAGTAAGCGACAGCGAAAAAGAACCCATACACCACTTGAGATTAGTCCGCTAATGGCAGTAGACGTAAAAGTAGACGTTAATTCTATAGAGGTCACAAACCTATTAAAGAGAATAGGCAGAAAACAAAAGGCTGTTATCCAGAAATCATTGAATAGGGTTTCAAATATGGCGGTTCTAATGATTACAAAGCGTACACAGGCGGGGAAACTACCCGATGGGGGTCAAATGAGGGCATACGCTAAAGGCACAGTCAGAAGCCGTAAAAAGAGGGGTAGACAAACAGGATTTGTAGACCTTACCGATACTGGTAAGATGTTTCGTAGCTTAGATTTCAAAACAGGCGGTACAAAAAGCACATTATTCTTCTCAAACATGGAAAGAGCAAAGATAGCCAGTTATCACGACACATTCGGGGTAGGCAAAAGGCGTATTACCAGACCATTCTTTGCTATAGGCAATAAAGAAGAAGATAAGCTAAAAGCAGAGTTTGCTAGTTTTTATTTCAAAGAAATGCGGTTATGAGCAAAAGAGAAAATATAGCGGGTGACATAATTACTAAGCTTGATGCGGTGACAAGTCCGATTGAGTTCAAAAAAATTACCAGAGAACCTTTTGAAGTAGAGGAGCTTAGTGATGCACAGTTTCCCGCATTATTTGTTCAGTCTGGCGATGAAACAAGAGAAGTATCAAGCATAGGTGATACAGGAGCGGGAACATATAGGGGAACGATAGACTTTCTCATAGTGGCGTTTGGTAAAGGTACAGACACAAATATAGATACAGTTCGCAACCAGATTATAGAAGTGGTTGAAGAAACTTTAGATAATGATATAACTAGAAATGGTAATGCTATTGATACACAGATTATTGAAGCATCAACGGACGAGGGTACAATATATCTT